AATAAATAACAGATAGTGATGTACATAAATTATTACAAAAATATGGAGTTAACCTAAAAGTACATAACTTTACTTTGTATAAAAGAGCATTCATTCATAAGTCATATACAAAAAAACCAGATTTATGGAACCAAAAAAACAATATAACAATTGTAAATAAACCACAAGATTGTATTGAACTTTATACGAAGTCAAACGAAAGATTAGAATTCCTAGGGGATGGAGTATTAGAGTGTATTGCTAAATTTTATTTATATAAGCGTTTCCCTAAAGCAGATGAAGGTTTTATGACAGATGTAAAAATAGAGTTGGTTAAAAACGAAACAATAGGTAGAATAGCAATGGAACTAGGATTAAATGAGTGGTTTATGTTATCTAAAACGACGGAACAAAAAAATGTACGAGTGAATCACAAAAAGTTAGGTTGTTTATTTGAAGCCTTTGTAGGTGCGTTATTTTTGGACTTTAATAGAGTAAATATTAAGGATGAGGATCATTGGTTTGACCATTTGTTTCAATGTGGACCAGGGTTTCAAGTAGCACAACTATTTGTTGAAGATATTTTTAACAAGCACATAGACTGGGCAAGAATAACAAAACAGTCAGATAACTTTAAACGTCCTCTACAAGAACTACTACAAAGCGAATTCAAAACGACTCCTTATTTAATGGAAATAGAGTCATTTACTCAAGAAAATGGTTATCATATTGGTGTTTATTTATGTTTAGGACAAGCAACTCATGGTGTTCATCATAGCGAGACCATGAACATAGAGAGATTTAATTCGTTTCGTGATATCCACAATCATATGGCACTAAATAATAAAATATTCTTGTGTTTGGGAGATGGGTATCATAAAATAAAACAATTAGCAGAACAATCTGCATGTAGAAAAGGTATAGAAAAAGTCAAAAAGTTGACAGACTTTAATGATGTATTTGAAAAGGTTCAACATAAATACAACGCATTTTTAGAATAATTTATTAATAATGTAAATAAAATGAATAATTTTTTATTGTATTTACATATTGTATACATAGAATGAGTCAAGAAATAATAGAACCTTTTCGTCCATTAGAAGTATTGTCTCAAAAACCAATTGCAACTAGTTTTGATAATGTTCATAAACATTTGTCAATAGAAGAAGAAGGTAAAAACATAAGAGACATTGTAGAAAACAACATAGAATATCACAAAGATTTCAATCGAGATCATATATTAGAAAAGCTACGAGATAAGGGTTTTTTAGTAAAATCTTGTGAACCAAAAAAAAGAGATGAAAATACCTCTCAACCTGTAGAAAAGCCAACCGATTCTCCTAATAGTTCTGATACTTCAATTAGTATACCATCTTTAGAAGAGAATACAGAAAAACAACATTCTCAAACTGAAAAACGAAAAACAAGTGAAATTATAGAATTCGATGATATTGACCCTGAAATGGAAACAGAAAATGAAGTACATCCTGTTAATTTACCCGATAAAGGGACATATAACGAAAATACGGTAAAAGAAACACTTATGGTAGACGAAGATATAATATTTATAGTATGCAGTGACAAGGAAAAACCATTTGGTGAAAAATTAAACAGGAAACAAAAACCAGATTTTTTATCTTTATTTAGTGTCCCGGATTGGAGAATGAAATTATGTAATTCTTATGAATCTTCAATTGAGATTGACGGTGTATCATACAGTAGTGTTCAACATTATATGATCGCAGCTCAATATAAGAATTTAGAAAGAAGCGATTTATTTGATACATATGAAAATTCATTAGAAATTTTAAAAACAAAAACATATAAAAAGGATGACGATTTTGAGAAAAGAGAAAGTAAAGAGATGTATAATGCGTTATTTGCAAAATTTACTCAAAACCAGAATTTGGCAAAAATACTTCATGCTACAAAAAATGCACAACTTATGGTAAGAACCTCTCCCAAAACAAAACGAGTGTTTTATGAATTAATGTGGTTAAGACAAAATTTACGTCAATATGTCGAACATACCTTAAAACCATTAGATACAGATACAACAAAAGAAATTACAACAACACAAAAAAATAAAGTTGACGATGATTTGGATTTAGGTCAGATATCATTAGGTAAATATGCAACTCAATTGCCAAAATTTAAACCAGAAATAGTGAAGACTTCGTCATACTATATGAATAATCGTACACTTTTTATTCAAAAAATAAAGGATATATATAAAAATGTATCACAGCATAAAAATTATAACGAAACATTTGATATTATGGAACATCAGAAAATTGTAAGAAATTATTTGAATCATCTTACACCTTATCATGGTTCATTAATATATCATAATTTAGGTGCAGGTAAATCTTGTACATCTATTTCAATAACAGAAGGAATGAAACATACAAAAAAGGTTTATGTACTTCTTCCTGCATCATTAGAAACAAATTTTTGGGCGGAATTACAAAAATGTGGAAATTTCCTATATAAACAAAATCAACATTGGGAGTTTGTACCAATTGAAGGAAATCAAGAATTGGCATATATTCTAGCAAAAGCGTTAAATATGAATGTGCAAACAATAATGAAGAAAAAAGGAGCATGGATGGTTGATACTAATAAAGACCCTAATTTTAGTGATCTAAATAAAAATGACCAAACTGCAATACAAGAACAAATTGTACACATGATAAATAAAAAATACATACCAATCCATTATAATGCGAGTAACTTAAATAAAATTGTAAAAGAGTATAATAATGCATTTCCAAACATGTTTGACAATTCAGTCGTCGTTATAGACGAAGCACATAATTTTGTTACTAAAATAGTGAATAATTTAAAAACTCGTAAAAAGGATTCTCCTTATATAACACTTTATGATAAACTAATGAGTGCTAGAAACGTACGAATTGTAATGTTGTCTGGAACTCCTATAATTAACGACCCGCATGAAATAAGTGTCATGTTTAATATATTGAGAGGGTATATTTCAACTTGGACATTTACAATAAACAGAACGGATAATGGCAAACAAAAGGTAAATAGTGAATATATAAATAGTTTATTAAATAAAAACGAGTGTTTAGTTCATGATTTTGTCGAATATTCTGGAAATAAACTGTTAATTACCAGAAATCCATATGGATTTGTTAATTTAATTAATAAACCAAGTACAACAAAGAAAAATATGCCTTTGATTTCTAAACAAAATAAATCGAGAAAACAATTTGGAGGATTTGGAGAATATGGAGTTACTTTAGATGAGAAGGGAAAAATAACGAATGATCAATTTATTAAGAAAGTAAAAAGTATATTAGAAGAAAATGGATTAAACATAGAAGGTAGTCCAAAATTTGTCAATGAAAAATGTTTACCTGATAACTACAAAACTTTTATTGAACTGTTTGTAAAGAAAACCACAGATTATAGTGATACAAATAATAAAGAAGGTGATTTATTGAAAATACAAACGTTACGTAAACGAATTTTAGGATTAACATCTTATTTCAGATTTCAAGGAGATAATTTATTACCTAAATTCATTAAAGACAGTGAAGGGAACATTTTTAATGAAATAAAAGTCCCTATGAGTGAATATCAAATGTCTGAATATGCAAAAGTGAGAAAAGGTGAAATTGAGAAAGAGAAAAAACTTCGGACAATGAAAGGTAAAACAAAAAATGTAAACAATGGAGAATTATTTCAAATAGGAAGTTCATATAGATCATCATCGAGAACATGTTGTAATTTTGCATTTCCTACTGAAATTCCTCGTCCTAAACGATTGCTTATAGAAAAAGAAAATGAAGAACACATTGATGAAATGTTGGTAGAAGAAGATGAAGTAGAAGTAAAAGAATTGGAATCTTTGAAAGTATATCGTCAAAAAATAGAAGATGCATTAGAACAATTGAAGGCAAATTCTAAGCGCTTGTTTTCAATCGCAGGTTTAAAGCAATATAGTCCTAAAATGTTGGAAATAATAAAAAACATAAAAGATCCAAATAATAAAGGATTACACTTGCTTTATAGTGCATTTCGTACATTAGAAGGAATTGGTATATTCCAGGTTGTACTAGATGTCCATGGGTTTCAACAGTTCAAGATAAGACAAAAAGATGGAGAATGGGAATTGGATTATAAACATGATGGGCGTCCATGTTATGTATTATATACTGGTACAGAAGATCCAAAATACCGTGAAATTATAAGAAACATATTTAATGGTGATCTAGAACCTCCGAATGTACCTAAAAAAATATCAGATGAAATGAAAAAAATATCTGAAAATAACAAGTTTGGACAATTAATTAAATTATTTATGATTACGTCAGCTGGAGCCGAAGGTATTAACTTAAAGAATACAAGGTTTGTCCATATAATGGAACCTTTTTGGCATAATGTTCGTTTAGAACAAGTAGTTGGGCGTGCAAGACGATTAAAAAGTCATTTTGATCTTGAAGAAGAATATCGTACAGTGCAGGTATTTTTATATATATCAGTTATGACAAAAGAACAAAAAGAAAATGAAAACTTTAAAGAGATTCGTGTTCACGATTTAAGTAAATTAAAAGAAAATAAAGTTATTACTACAGATGAATACCTATATGAGATTTCACAAATGAAACAAAAAGTAAATAGTCAAGTATTGCGTATATTAAAAGAAACGTCTATGGATTGTCATTTGTATAAGAGTCAACATGGTAAAACAGAACCACTTATATGTTATGGAAAATACGATAGTGCTATGGACCGTAATTTTATAAGTCATCCAAATTATAAAATAGATTTGAAAGAAGATAATGACCGATGGATAGGAGACATTCAAGAAGATACAGAATAAGTGTCTCTAAACGAAAATAAAGGTTCATTTATATATAACTTATATAAATGAACAAACTTCCAATTGATATTATTCGTGAACATATCATACCATATACGTATTCTCCACAACCCAATGATCTTTGTAATGATATTAGATCATTTAAAAAAACGTATGTCATATTGACAGAACTATATGCAAAATTATATATAAACCATCACCCTCTTGAAGATAAAGAATGGTTAATAAATGACATGGAAAGATGGATGAACAATGATAAACCAACTATGTTCGGTTACACAGATAGATATATTAATATAATTCGCCGTATTTATTCTTTAAGAAACAAATCTTATGCCGAAATATGTATCTATGCAGATAATTACTTGAATAATCAACCAATTCAAAGAGAAATGCAATTAAAATTAGGAGCATTAAAAGAAAACGAAAGAGAAGATATGTTATCATTCATAACAATGATCACGTCAGATGAGTAATTATGATTCGCTTAAAAATTGGATCATTCTCGATAATGAGTAATAAAGACCCCCAAATACACAACTCTTCATAATTAGACCACTCATATTAAAATGACCATCGTTGTCTTGTATTGACATAAATGACATGTATTTTTTAAAATAATTATCTAAAGTAGGCATATGAAACATAAAAAACAACACAGAAACTAATATGGGTATTTGTCCATGTTCAATTAGTCTGTCAAATTTATCTTTTTCTTCATTATCTTTCATGTGTGATTCAACTTTTCTAGAAGTTATTTCATCATATTGCCTCATATAATCTGTGGTTCTTTTTGCTTCTTCTGGAATAGGTGGAATATAATTAGCTTGTATTTGTGGATCATGTGTGTATTGAGACATATCTTGTGGAATATCTCGTCCTGGTAATGTCTGTTGAACAGATGGTATATATTGTTGCGAAGACGGAGTAGGTAATGATTGTGTGGAAGGAGGAGGATGCCCATATGGGTTGGGATGTACATCCATTGGAGTATATGACGTATTTACACCGTCTGCACGTAGACGATTTTCATTTACTTGCATTGTAATATTTTCGGGTAAATCTGCAATACGAGTTGTATCTGCGCTCATCTTTATATATTTTTGTATATTTAAAGATAATAAAAGATCAACGAATTATGTAAAGGGTATCCACGAAAAAGGTTTTTTTTCGTCTTGTTTTTCTTTTATTAATTTTGCTTCTGTATTGTCTAAATTAACCGTTTTCTTTGTTGAGTCACATTGTGTAGGTTGTACATCATATTTATAACAGAATTCACCGAATTTATAAGTTTTTTTAGTCATTTCGTCTACAACAGGACCATTAAATTGTAAACACGATTTATCATTACAAACTCTTCTAAATAAAGTAGCTAACCCCATACCAAGCATAAAAGAAATGAAATAATGTCCAATAGTTGAATGTAAAACTCTAGATAAATGGAGCATATACATTCATATGAGAAATTCCTAAAACTAAGGAGCTTGTATAGGTATCTGGAATATCTTAAATGTATCTTCTGGGCATTTTGTTTTAGTTTGTTTTATTTCAAAACAGTTATCCGCTTTATCTTTATACTGTATAGCATCATGATTATCTGGCGATGGATAAACTATAATTTGTTTTTTCTCCGGCATAATCACATACATAGAAAACAATCCAAATAAGAAACTTGCAAGGAATACACGAATGTTAATAAACTTTGTTATCATTTATCTATATTGTAATAAAATATTTAATTAATCTTTATCTTTATCATTAAAATAATTATATAACAAGTTATCAGGATTATAGTTTTTTACTTCACCACATATCATATTAGCACTTTCATACATTTGGCGAAGAACTGAATTTGGAGAACTTGTACCAACTTTAATAAATCCTCTATCTAATAAGAATTTTTTTACATCTTTCATACTGGTTTCTTTTAATTTTTGTTTTTGTAAATTAGCATCATTTCGTAGTGTTCGGTTTGATACTAATACTGAAACATTTGGTTCAACTTTTGATTTACCTACCTTGAATGTTCTACGCAACCTTCTTCTTTGTTTTTTTGGTTTTTTGTTATTTTTGTTATTTTTATTGTTTTCCGCCTTTTTTATCTTATCATGTTGTTCAATTTTCATTAACTCTGTTACCTTCGTATGTAAATGCTGTTTATAACTTTGATCATAAGGAGATTGTTTATTATCAATTACATTATTTACAACAGAAACAGGTTTAGGTTTATTAAACGGTACATTTTTTTGAGTTTGATTTTTCCACGCCTTAAAAGTAGGTAATTTTCCACCTTTTAAGCAACCATACGGTGGAGGTAATTGAGATACGTTTCCTCCACCTATAATAGATGAAGAGGGAGGTGGAATATTGGGATGATTATCAGGTAACATTTTATTACTTCTTAATGTATAGTTATGTGTCTTGTTTCCCCCTGATTTTTTAATTTCTTCTTCTTCTTTTTGATGAAAAGAGTCCATAAATTTTATTGTTTCATTAAACGAAGAAGAAGTAGAAGATATAGCATTATTATTTTTATCTAATATAGTATTTGTAGTATATCCACCAGATCGGGTATTACTACTATCCTCTTTAAGGAGTTGTTTTTGTTTATCTCTAATTATGTTCATTAGATTTTTTCTCATTGTATGAGTTTTCTGATTTTTACCACCACGACTATTTTTTACTTTTATTTGTTGTTTATTTTCTTTTTTACGTGTTTTATTATCATTTCCACCTATTCTTAATGAAACTGGATTAATGTGTATCACTCTTTTTTCTTCGGACATTCTTATATATATAATCCAATAAACATTTTTTCCTTTTTACTATTTTCTTTTAATATCTTTAATCCTTTTTCTAAATCTTCATGTTTTAATAACTTAGATATTTCATTTGTATTGCCATAAATTCTTTTAGAATGACATATTTTAGAATAAGTGAACAATTGTTCCATAGAACGACCATTGTACTCAAAATTATCTTTATTTTTTTCAAACCATGTTGATTTAACAGAAGAATCAACTTTCCAATTTCTATTTTTAGCAGTAACTAAAAATATATCATATAGTTCACCAGAAGTATAGTTATCAATATTAAATGACCATATAAATCTAGATTTAAGACCACTATTCGCTTTGAAAAATGTCTCATTTATCTCATTCTCATAACCTGCAATAACAACCATTAAATTTTTTTTGTGATCACTCAATGCTTCACATAAAGTATCTAAACATTCTCTGGAAAACATGTCATCTGGTTGTAAACTGTATGCTTCGTCAATAAAAAGTACACCATTTAAACATTCATCTATTACCTTTTTCGTTTTGAGAGCAGTTTGTCCTAAATACCCAGCTACTAAGTCAGCACGAGTAACCTTTTTAAAAATATTCTTTTTAAGAATTCCTAACTTTGAATACATTTTTCCAAGTATTTTTGCGACTTCTGTCTTCCCTGTACCGGGTGGTCCGGTAATAACCGTATGTTTATAATCACCATATTTAGTGTCAGTTGCGAATCCTTGGATGAAATATAATAGTTGATATAATATTGATGATTTAATTGACTTCATACCAATCATATTATTTAATTCATTTAATTCTTCTTTTATAACATGGAGACTTTTTAAGTCTATGTTGTATTCCTTTGTAGGATTATATGTGTGTTCTTCAATCAATTTTATAACATCACCTATGTTATTTAAACTTACATCAATATGTACATTTTCTTTTTTACGGTGTACTTTAATCTTCATTTCATCTTCAGTTGTAGTAATATTTGCTTCATGTTCGTTTTGCCATTTCAAATATTCATCAATATTTTCATTATAATATGCGTCTGGATAATTTTTTGAAAAATACCATATTGATTTATTATTGAAATTAGTAGCCATACGATATGAAAAATGTTTTTGACATTCAAGATGATCAAGGTAATTACATAATGAATTGTATGAATTTTTATTTGTTTTAGGAGGATTCATAATTAAATAGACATATGTTTTTTATTTATTTTGTTTTATGTATTTTTCATTAAATATCATTATATGTTAGATGAATATAACAAGAAAGAAAAATAAAAGATCATTTAATTTAAATGATTATCAAAGTAATGATGGTATGTTAACAACAATATGGGGTCCACCGATGTGGCACTATTTACATACTATGAGTTTTAATTATCCTATTGATCCTAAACAAACAGATAAAAAACATTATAGAGAATTTGTTTTGAAATTACAATATGTATTACCGTGTGGCAAATGTAGAGAAAACTTGAAAAATAATTTTAAAAAACTTCCATTAAAAAAAAGTCATATGAAATCGAGAAATACATTTTCAAGATATATTTATGACTTACATGAACTAATTAATCATATGTTAGGAAAGACTTCTGGATTGTCATATGAAGATGTTCGTGACAGATACGAACATTTTCGTTCTAGATGCGGAAATTTTAACAAAACAAAAAAGGTAAAAGAAAATGGATGTACAGAACCATTAAATGGAAAGAAATCAAGATGTATACTACATATTGTTCCTAAGTCAAAACGAGGAGAATCATTGAAAATAGATAAATTATGTGAACATATAAAGAAATATTAATAATGTTTATTAAATGTATTAAATATTATTGATGTTTACTAAGTATCATGGAAATAATAGGTATAATAGGCAATGAAGGAGTAGGTAAAAATTATATAGCTGAAAAGGTATTACCTGAAATTTTACCCATAAAAAATACAGTTGTACTTGCATTTGCTGATCATTTTAAAGTAGATGCTATTACTAAATATGGTGCCGATATTAACAAGGTATATGGAAAAAAAGATTATGATACACGTAAAATGCTTCAAGAAACTGGTACTGAAAATGGTCGTAATAAATATGGTAAAGATATATGGATTCGTACTATAGAAACATGGATAAATGTACTATACTCACGAGGAACACAAAGATTTATAATATGTGATGTACGATTTCAAAATGAAGCTGAATTTATAAAAAAAATGAATGGTACGTTAATTAAGGTAGAAGCTCACGAAAGACACATCGCTAGATTAAATCAAGAGTCTAATCAAGATGATAAACAAATGAACTCTATTCAACAACACGAATCTGAAAAGGGAATAAATACAATCAAAAATTATGATATTTTAGTTTTTAATAACCCAGCTGATAATGTTACCGAACAGCTGAAAAAACATTTGCTTTAGAAACATTATCAAAAATCATTACAATATATAACTATATATTATAATTTATGTCCAACGAACTTATAGAAAATAAATCATTAGAAGTACCCTTTTGGGGATCAGATCCTAATATATTGTTGAACCCTGCTTATCTTACTGAATTATTTCCAGTTATTGATATGACTATGAATGAGAAATTTAATGCAATATCAAGATCTATGATCGTTTTATCGTTGCTTTTGTTTTTAGTAACAAAGCAGTTTCGCTATATAATCATTGGAATAATCACTTTAGCAATAATTTGGCTGATACATAGCCAATATACAGAAAATGATACCGAACCATTTGTAGAAGCTTTACCTAAGAAAGACATACCTCCTGATTTATTTGCAGAAACAACTGAAGAAAATCCTTTGCAAAATGTAATGTTAAATAATTATGACAAAGCAGCTGATAAAAAACCAGCACCTGCTTCATATGCAGAAACTACACAATCTGAAATATTAAAACATACAAAAAATATGATAGACAAAATGAATCCAGAACAACCGAAAATTAGTGAAAAGTTATTTAAAAGTCTTGAAGACAATTTAGCATTTGAACAATCTATGCGACCGTTTCATAGCAATCCTGCAACAACCATACCAAACGATCAACAAGCATTTGCTGAATTTTGTTATGGAAGTATGATATCGTGTAAAGAAGGAAATTCATTTGCATGTGAACGTAACTTACCTCGTCATGTCAACCTTTAATTTAATTCAACATATAAAAAAATATTAGTGTATTCTATATACTATCTATATGAAAGAATTTAACCAATCAGCAAGAATAGGTAGCGACATGACTGACGTGTCTCAACGCACATTGCAAAATACAAAATATTTAGATAGAAATTTAGATTCCATTTTTTACCCAGATTCCCATTCTCATATTGATTTCGCCACTAATTATACCGGAATGATGGCATCCGGAATGAATGGTGGTGTTGGATTAGGACCTCAAACTGTTGAGCACGAAACAGACATTTTTTGGAAAACTAGTTCTCAAAGACCTTTAGAAAAATTACAATTAATGCAACGCCCATTTATTACAGTTCCATATTTAGGAAAAGGTTCATGTGACACGGTATTGGAATCTCAATTAATGCAAGGTGACTTAGTGCGAAATAAGAAAAGTGTATCAACTATCATGGAAAATAATTTTATGCCTTTAGATAATTATCCATTGGATAATGAAAAATTAAATAGAATGAAAAATTCTCAATATACAGTTGAGGAAATAGCTTTAGGAGGATGGGTACGTGGTGGACAGACTTCAAGAGTTACAGAACAAAAATATGTAAATACTCAATCGAAAACAAATACACAAATCGAATAAAATGTTCCATTAATATATAATAATGGAGTTTAAAGTTCCAGGTCTTACTTTAGGAGGTAGTGATAAAAAACATCACGGAGGAGCCAAGAAGCGAAGTATGAAGAAGCGAAGTACTAAGAAGCGAAGTACTAAGAAGCGAAGTACCAAGAAGCGAAGTAATAAGAAGCGAAGTAGTATGAGACGCCGACGATAAATAAATGATATTTAGAAAATATATAAATATCATTCATGTATTTATTTAGAAAGAAATCTTCAAAAATGGATTTTATTGAACATTTCAAAAGTTTACCCTCTGCGATTATGTATGACAATGACAATGAATATCGTAATGTTATAAGAAACGTTTTTAATTTTGATAGAAACACTTTTTATGATTATCATGGCAAAATCAAAAATCTTAATGAAGTGGACCCTATCTCTAAAGACGAATTGCTTTATGATTCTGAAGCTGTTACACATTCTATGAATTTTATATACAACGCAACCAAGAACAATGGAGAATTTTCCGAAATGTATTTAAAAGCCGCAGGACGAATGTTTTCAACTGACCCACAAATTGGTCAAGCGGTTCTTTGTTCATACGACACATTTCAATGGTACTACTCATGTGTTTGGTTCTTTTTAAACGGTGGACATTCATCTCTGGTTTCATGTAACGATTTTAAAAAATTAAACATATATTTAGAATAAAATCTGTAATTGTACTATATATGGCTTCTACTAGAAATAAAAACACACCAGGTGATTATGCATTAGAAAAAAAAGCTTATGAACTACAATTCAAAGAAAGAACCTTTTTACATGATCCTGCTGGACAAGCTATTACAACTAACCATCCTGGAAATGGATTACTTACTGGAAGAATAGCAGCACATAATTTATCAAATAATTATTGTGATATTGAGTCTTCATTATTCGGAATTGGATCTACTAATCTTGAAAATCCGCTACCAAGTGTAAAACCCGATATACGAAACTTACAATCGCTCAATGTTATCGATAAATTACCATTATATCATCCTTCTTCTTTTAAAATTAAACCTAATCAACGACCTATGTATTTAAACTAATCATTATAAAATATCATTATCCATATCTTATAATATTATATTGTACTATTATTTGAAAATATATTCCTCTGTATTTTGCCATTTTTTTAGTTTCTTCTTATGATAAATATCTTTATTTATCGTTATAAAATTATCCAACCGTTTTTCTATTATGTTCATTTTTTTAGAATAAATTTCAAATAGACTTATGTACGTATGACTCCCTATTAAAAACATATTTCTTGAACCATATATATTCGTTATTTTTCCTTTTATCAACTTATTTTTTATTTCATGTAATACTATATCAATAAATGGATGTTTGGTACTTTTAACTATTATATTTGTATTACGTACACGATGCGGTTCGTTTGGACATATCTCACCGATTAATGTATCTTTTATATTTTCATAAATACTTTCAATGTTATAATCAGACATACATTTTAAATCATGATATACACCTCCATATTTGTACAATACAATATACCGTCCTATATCTGCCAATAATGCTGCATAATTTGTATTTATTTGTTTAAATAAGAAGCATAACTCTTTATCGTATTCGTTAAGTAATTTTATAATATCGACATATGTGTGATATTTAATTGTCGCATTAGAAAATGTATAATGCTTATTATGTATTTCCTTTATCGACTCTATTGAATCATTCGTAGTTTCATTTATATTTGACGAATTAATGTATATATAGTGAATAAACATTATAAATATATATATTATTTGTTTATGTTGTTAATTCCTAATTATTTCAAAATTAATGCTTACTTCGTATACTCTTCACATAAAACAGCAACTCAAACTCTTTTAAGTATTTTTCATAAACATAATTTGAATGCAATCCATTGTCATACTATACAAAATTTGGTCAGTAATAACCCTTTATTAAACGGCAAAGATTTCTCTATATTAAAACCTCATGTTTTAAGACATATCCATCACTATAAAAATAAATACAATACTAAGTTGAAAATTATTACAGTTGTACGTAATCCGATTGATAGATTAATTAGCTCCTTTTTTCAAAGTCATCATGATGATGAAATTACATTTAAATCTGTTCATTCAACTCAAACTACTGTAACAACTATGAATAATGAAAATTTATATAATTTATACTGTAATAAGATTCTTAACAATAGTTTATTGGGAAAAACTGAATCCATTGATGAAATGTCTCAAATATTTGATGAAGATATAATTTCTAAATTAGAATCACGTGTAGATTATTACTATTATGAAAACGATTACATACAACTTTTTGTACTAGATTTTAAAAAATTATTGAAAGAAAACATATTATATTTGAACAGGATTTTGGGTGAAAATTTTAACACTTATACTTCAGATAATTTGTCTTCAACTAAAATATATAATGATAAATATATCGATATTAAAACAATGGTATCTAATGAAATTAAAACCCATATTAAAACCCAATATAATTCCTTTTATTTCAACGCTTTTCAAACTTCAACTTAAAAATTGATTTTTTATACTTACTTAATTGTAAGCATAAAACTGTAAACATACAGCATTCAGATTCATAATCAATCACTCATACTCATTTATTAGCAACAATGGCTTCCGTCGTTACTACTATCCCTAATGTTGTATCTTTTAAAGGTACAACAACGGTTTCTCCAACCGAAGCAAACAAGGATAGACTTAAAGCTGAAAAGCAAGCAGCTAAAGTTGAGATTAAACGTAAAGCAAAAGCTGATAAACTCGTTGCAAAAGAACAAGCAAAAGCTGATAAACTCGTTGCAAAAGAACAAGCAAAAGCTGATAAACTTGCTGCAAAAGAGCAAGCAAAAGCTGATAAACTTTCTGCAAAAGAGCAAGCAAAAGCTGAGAAACTTTCTGCAAAAGAGCAAGCAAAAGCTGAGAAACTTTCTGCAAAACAGGAAGCAAAAGCTGAGAAACTTGCTGCAAAAGAGCAAGCAAAAGCTGAGAAACTTGCTGCAAAAGAGCAAGCAAAAGCTGAGAAACTTGCTGCAAAAGAGCAAGCAAAAGCTGAGAAACTTGCTGCAAA